GATGATGATACGCAAAAGGTGAAACGCGCCGTTGATTACTTCGATGACATCGAGACATTCATCAACGATGGCGTGCAGCTTCACGGTGTGCCACTGCCTTTCCCACGATTCAAGGACAAGTTCCGGTTTCGCTCTGGCGAGGTGACGATGTGGTCAGGGCAGAACGGGCACCGTAAATCGATGGCGCTAGGGTTCGCTTCTCTGCACTTCCTCAAGCACAAGGAAAAGGTCTGCATAGCCTCTTTTGAGATGAAGCCAATCTCAACGCTAACCCGAATGGCCCGCCAGCATACAGGCGTCGCAAGTCCAGGCTATGACGAGTTCTCTGACTTGCTGGCCTTCGTTGAAAACAATCTGTACGTGTTTGATCACATGGGCGGCATGAAGCCTGATCGTCTTTATGGGGTAATCCTGTACTGCGCTCAAGAGCTGGGGGTTAAGCACTTTGTGATTGACAGCCTGATGCGGGTTATCGCTGGCGAAGACAAATACAACGAGCAAAAAGACTTCGTGGTGAAGCTTTGTGAGATTGCCCAAAAGACCGGATGCCACATCCACCTAGTCCACCACGCAAAGAAGGGCCGTGAGGATCAGATAGGCGGACGTTACGACGCAAAAGGCTCCGGCGCTATCTCGGACAACGTTCACAACTGCCTGACGGTATGGAGCAACAAGGAAAAGAACAAAGACCTGCCCGACGTGGTGATTAAGTGCGACAAGCAGCGCGAGGGCGAATGGGAGGGAAGCATCCCACTGACCTTTAACGAGCAAAGCCTGACATTTGAGGAAGCGTTTTAGGTGTGGAAACAATCCAGCCCCTACCACCTAGAACACACAGACGGGCATGTGATTAGCAAGACAGTGAACGTACCCAAGCCCTATGTGTTATGGGGCAGCAGGACGAGTTACAAGCCGCTAGGTTTCTTTGCCACGGCGGATGAAGCGAAACAGGAACACGAAAGGATGACGAGATGAGCGAATGCAATTGGTTGGATGGAGAGAACGTAGCGCCTAAAAACTCGGCAGAGGCAAAGGCGCTAATCGGCAAAGATGTAATTTACCTGAAGAAAGGTGACGTTGATTCCTGGCGCGGCAGAGCTTTCCCTAAAGATGGAAAGATTGTTTCGGTTGTCGGCAAAAACATTGCCATTGATCAGCCTGACAATTTTGTTATTCACACAAGTGATTTGTTGGAAATGGTCATTGTAAGCAACGGCATATTCCCCGAACAACCTGAAAGACTGGATTGGGAGGAGTGATGATGAAAACGTATTTGAAGATTTGGGCTGTATTGATTTTCGTAGTTTGCATGCTTGGTCTTGTACTGCCGTGGTGTTTCTCTGGCGGTAATGAACAAGTTTTCATTGGGGTTGTTTTACTGATCGTTTCCCCATTAATCGTAGTAAAAATCTTAAAGGTGAAAAAATGAAAAAGTTAATCACGATTGTATTGATTGCGCTGTCTCTTGTGGCATGTAGCAAAGTTCCTGCTGGCAATGTTGGCGTTAAGGTCTATCTGCTTGGCGGTAACAAGGGTGTTGATACTGAGGAATTAAGTCCTGGTCGTTATTGGATCGGCGTCAATGAAGACCTTTACCTATTTCCTACCTTTACCCAAACGGACACTTGGGAAGGTGCGCAAGCCATTAGCTTTCAGACATCCGAGGGATTGCCCGTAACCGCAGATATTGGCATCAGCTACGCGGTAGACCCATCAAAAGTTAGCCTGGTCTTCCAGAAGTACCGCAAAGGCATTGATGAAATCAGTGACCTTTACCTGCGCCAAATGGTTAAAGACGCTTTTGTCACTATCGGCGGCACTAAGCCAATTGAAAGTGTGTATGGAGAAGGCAAAGCCGAACTGATTGCGCAAGTTGAGGCAAAAGTTCGCGAGCAAGTCCAGCCTATCGGCCTGAATGTTGAGCGCGTCTACTGGTCGGCACAGCCTAAACTTCCTGCATCAGTTGGTGCTGCCATTAACGCAAAGATTGCGGCCACACAAAAAGCCCAGCAACGTGAAAACGAAATACAGCAGGCTAAGGCCGAAGCGCAAAAAGTAATTGAAGAAGCCAACGGCAAATCACAAGCAACGCTGATCAATGCCAAAGCCGAAGCGGACGCTATCCGGCTGAAAGCTGATGCACTTCGCCAAAATCAAGACCTTGTGCAACTGACGCTTGCTGAGCGCTGGGATGGGAAGTTGCCTCAAGTCACTGGCGGACAAACTCCACTCATTGATCTACGCAGTAAGTAATAAAGGAGCGCCCCATGATCGGCATCAAAAACTTCCACATGAGCGCCACTAATCGCCAGTTCCTGCATGCCAAGCTTGACCAGCTAGACCCTATGCGCATCTGGCTTGTGAATGTGACAGAGGCAAAGAGCAAGCGAAGCATTGAGCAGAACAGCCGATTGTGGGGACTCTACAAAGCGCTAGGAGAGTACCTAGGCCATACGGCTGATGAAGTACATCAACTGATGGGCTACAAGTTCCTACGCGAGCTTAAAACGATCAACGGTGAGGCCGTAGAGATTATCAAGTCCACCACTAAGCTGAACACTAAAGACATGGCGGAATATCAGGAAGCAATAGAGCGCTGGGCGGCAGAGTTGGGATTTCTTTGGATTGAGGAGATAGCAGCATGATCATTCACAACGAAAAGCTAGTAAGCCATCAAACGCGCCTGAAAATACTTGCAGCCTGCCAGACGCCAAAGACAATGAACGAGCTGAAGGGAATCTTTAAGTCATCCAAGCAATTCTTGCAGAACCATCTATTCCAGCTTATGCAGCATGGCCTATTGCTATCACAGAAGCCATCAAGCAAGGAGCCGACGCGCTATTGTGCACTAGCCAAGGATTACGACTGGATCAAGCCTGACAATACTTTTGATGGCCCATTCAAGAGAGCGCCACACGCCGAGATTAAAGAGTATGGGCAAGGTGGAATCTACCTTATTTCACAGCGCCCGGCATCGCTAGAGAAGCATCCACTCCGCAAGCTGCCAAAGAACGCAGTAGGCGGTAGCACATTGAGCGCGTATGACTACTAAGCCACTCAAGCCTAAGAAGTGCAAAGCCCAAAGCTGTGGCAAGGAGTTTACCCCTTTCAGGCCATTGCAGAAGGTATGCAGCCCTCAATGTGCAGCAGAGATAGTGCGCATAGCCAGGGAGAAGCAGGAGCGCAAGGAAACTCGGCAGAAGTTGCAGGAGCTAAAGCCGCTGAAGAAGTGGCTGGACGAAGCCCAGGTAGCAATCAATCGCTGGGTGCGTGAGGTGCGCGATGGAAACGAACCATGCATAAGCTGCGGACGATATGCCAACAGCTACGATGCTGGACATTTTCGAAGCCGTGGGGCTGCAAGTCACTTGCGATTCAATGAGGACAATATTCACCGCCAGTGCTCCCGCCCATGTAACCACGACCTGAGCGGAAACATTCTCAACTTTCGCAAGGGGCTGATAAAGAAGATTGGATTGGAACGATTGGAAGCGCTGGAAAACGACAACAGTACTAAGCGCTGGACTATCGAAGAAGCAAAGGCAATCAAGGACAAGTACAACAAGCTTTACAACGAGCACATGAAAAAACGAAAGGATGCAGCATAGATGCCTAAATATCCTGCAATCAAATTTAGAGAACCGGAGCCTTTGCAAGATTATTACAGGGATCGTGAAGGATTCTTGTATTCGGTGGCAAAACTAGTTGATGACACGCGCAACTTGAAGCCATTCAAATGCCCTTTGGCGTCTTTAGACTTAAGCGCACATATATGGGATGACCAAAATATCATTGATTTGGCATTCCATTGTAAACGGGTTAATGAAGCGGATTTATCCAAGCCAATCATCATTGCATGGGATGGGGTTATTGCCGATGGTAGGCACAGAATTATTAAGGCTCTATCCAATGGTGAGAAACACATTATGGCAGTTCGTATGACATGGAAGCCAGCGCCATGCAGCAAGGCTGAAAAATGATGACCCCGCGCAAGTTGAAGGCATTACTTTTAGAGAAGGAGAAGGCAGCGTGAGAGAGATTACAGCAACTGGTTTACTGGCGTTAGTTATTGGCGTCCCAATTGTATTAGCCGCAATGGGGATTTGGTGGCTTGCATGGAAGCTATGGCTGTTTGTAGTTCCTGGGTTATTTGAAACAGGGCCTGAAATGCTTTTGCATCCTACCTATTGGCAATTTCTTGGGATGCTTTTTCTTGCAAGCATCATTGGCCGCATTCTGTTTAGAAAGTAGCCATGCGTAGCAGCCTATCAGCCTGTCAGATCCCCGCTCCCATGAGCGAAGAGGACATATTACGTCAGCAGAAGCGGTTATGGCATGAAAGGGGAGGCGTCATGCTCACTAAAGAGCAGATAGAAGCATTGCCAGTACAGGATCAGTTCCAGCTAGAGGCGCTAGCAACGAGATTATATGGGAGGAAGCATGGTTAAAGACGAAGCCCGCGTTAGGTACTACCTCCAGCTATGGCAGGAATGGCAGCTAAACGACAGCACAGAAATAGGCAGGCTAGGCTATCCCAGCAAGTGCTTGATGCTTGTGAGCAATGGTGCAGCTTCCTTTGAAGACATGGCAGACAGCGCAGAGAGCCGGGCCGCGCAAATCGTGGACACTATCATTGAGGATATGGAGGCGCGATTCAGGCTAGCCATTCATCACTTCCACCTGGCGGCAGTGTGGGGAAGCAAGCGTGCTAATGGTAAGGCTGAGATGATGCATGCTTATGGGGAAGCATTAGAGCAGTTGGAGACCGGACTTAATAGGAAAGGGTTGGCATGATGTTTAAATGGCTGAGATGGTTTAAAGCAAGTGATGCACTGGCGGCTGTTGGTTCTATTACAAAAAAGGAAGATGATTGCCCATACTCAATCCAGCGTGACCACTATAAAAGACATGTTGATTGGTATGAAAAGATTAAAGAGGAAGATAGGGACAATTTTGAAAAGCAGAACGCATTGCAAAAGAAATATGATGCTGCCAACCTTGGAACGAAGAGTAAAGCTTGGCAAGGAAGTTATGATAAATACTTCGAATCTTGTCATCCAAGATATGGAGAAAACAAGTCATATTACAAAACATATGATGATCTTTGTAAAAGCTATTGCAACAATTCAAAAAACGTGTTGTAATTTCTGCGGGGACGTGCACCCTAAAGAAACGTGACTTAAAGGTAAATCATGGAAAGCACGCACTGCCCTAAAGAATACAATTTAGAAGACATGGTAGTAATGGTTGAGCCAGATAGTGAAGGCAAGCCTGACAAGGCATACTTTCGCTGGAAGGCCGCAAACACTACAGGCGATGGAGAAAATATTTATCAGGCTATGTCCATGAGTTTATATGGAGATGAGCTTGATGAGGATAGGCACATCAAAGTAGCAAGAGCCATGCTTCAAAACGCATACAACGAAGCCGCTAGACTGTAATGGTCGGCGGCTTTTTGCTTTTATACGCATGATGATTTTGTTTGAGTTCTGGCAAATCAGGTACAGCCAGAGGGTTCCGAGATGCGCGGAGTTATTCCCATAGCGTTCGTGACGCTGGATGGTTCAAATCCATCGCAAAGTCATCAGCCGTATGAGTGCAATGCGTCAGCCGACAACGGGAGGAACGAGAACACCTCACAGTAGCATCGTGAGAGCGCGGGCCAATGTCGGTGCCCTGCTCATGTGAGTGGGGCGACTATTTACACACAAATACACACAAGCTCGCTATACGCGGGCTTTTTTTACGCGTCATGGGAAGCGCGCCGAAAGGCAACTTAGCAAGGCTTTGTATCGAGCCACACCATAAAAAGACAGTAAGCCAGCATCCTTAAAGCTGGACACTTCGGCCACACCATAACCGAGTGCACGAGTTTGCATGGACAAGTGATAAAAGCAGGTAAGCCCAATGATGCCCGCAAGGGATATAAACGATTCGCTGCCGTAAGCAGGCCTGCATAAATAAAGCACATGCCATTTGCTGAATCCCATTTGCAGCATTCAGCATCTGACCCTAGTTATTGATCTGTACATTCAGTTGTATAAATCAAAGGGCTAGGGTTGGGTGTTTTACAGTTATACGATTTAACATAACGTGTTCTATTTAACATAACGCATTTACCGAACTGCCATGGTGTGGCCAGTCGATGTGACGGCATCGTTAAATATCCGTCCCTAACACTACAAAGGAATAGCGATGGCAACCAACATGAACATACACACAGGCGACAAGATGATGACCAAGCCACCATCAAAAGCTTATGCGGATGGTTGGGATCGTGTGTTCTCAAGCAAAGGAAATGACATGAAGAAATCCCCCAAGAAAGAACCCGGCAAAAAGCCAGGGAAGAAGTGCTGATTCTCAGCAAAATAGTGAAGGTTACTGACAATGGCTAGAGTTAAACCACCAAACGCAGGTAAGGGCAGGCCTAAAGGTGCGTTGAATAAAAACACCATGGCCGCAAAGGATGCGATTGCTATTGCTGCTGAAGCATTGGGCGGCTCTGATCGTCTTGTGGAATGGGCCAAGGAAGACCCCGCTAATGAGCGCGTGTTCTGGGGAAGCATCTATCCCAAGCTGTTGCCATTGCAAGTCACTGGCGAAGGCGGTGGCCCTGTGGTGTTTCAGTTAAGCAATACGGATGAGCGGATTTAAGCTTAACGCACGACAGCTACAAGCTCAGGAGTTAATAGCTGGCAACCAGACGCACACAATGCTGTTTGGAGGCTCAAGAAGTGGCAAGACCTTCCTGCATGTCAGGAACCTATGTTTAAGGGCGCTTAAAGCTCCTAACAGTAGGCATGTTGCACTGCGATTCAGATTCAACGCTATCAAGTCATCCATTTTGCTTGATACGTTCCCCAAGGTGATGCGCATAGCGTTCCCTGGCGTTAAATACACATTGAGTAAGACAGACTGGTATGCAGAGTTTGATAACGGCTCGCAGATATGGTTTGGCGGTCTTGATGACAAGGAGCGCACTGAGAAGATTCTAGGCATGGAGTTTGCCACTATCTATCTCAATGAGTGCAGTCAGATTCCATGGGGTAGCGTGGGAATAGCAATCACCCGTCTTGCACAGTTGGCAGAGCAGGAAATAGGTGACAAGCGCGAGAAGTTGAAGATGCGCATGTTCTACGACTGCAACCCGCCACCTAAGTCACACTGGACATATAAGTTATTTGTAGAGAAGCGCGACCCTGAATCAGGTAAGCCGATTGCCAATCCTGATGACTACGCAAGCTTCCAGATTAATCCGCAGGACAACGTAGAGAATCTTGCTGAGGGATACCTTAAGACGCTTGAATCGTTAAGCCCAAGGCTTCAGAAACGATTCCTGAAGGGTGAATTTGCAGATGCAAACCCTAATGCTTTATTCCCTGACGAAATTATTGACCGCTACCGCGTAACGAATGCGGAGCTTCCGGACTTTGTGCGCATTGTGGTTGGCGTAGACCCTAGTGGATCTGGTGACATTGATAATGCAGACAATGACGCCATCGGCATTATTGTTGGCGCACTAGGTGTTGATGGTAACGCCTACATTCTGGAAGACTGCACCGTTAAAGCTGGCCCTTCTACTTGGGGAAATGTCGCTGTATCTGCATATGACCGCCATGGCGCTGATCGTATCGTAGGGGAAATAAACTATGGCGGCGCAATGGTTGAGCATGTCATACAGACAGCAAGACGAGATATAGGAGGCCGTAGAGCCAACTATAAAAGCGTAACTGCCACAAGAGGCAAGGCGGTACGTGCAGAGCCTGTATCAGCGTTGTATGAAGCTGGGAAAGTTAGGCATGTTGGCGACTTTCACGAGCTGGAAGACGAGTTGTCAGCATTCTCAACGTATGGATTCATTGGAACCAACTCACCTAACAGAGCTGATGCTTTGATATGGGTGGTTACAGACCTGTTCCCTGGCTTGGTTAAGCCTAGGCAGGAAGAGAGAGAACGTGTTCCAGATGTGCGGCCTCGCGTCGCTGCTAGCTGGATGGGTTAACAAGCTGCCGAATGGTGGCTTTTTTTATGGGCGAAAATGGCTAAACAACCTAAATCAACGGGAATGACGGAAGACGAGAAAGTCTTGTCCGAAGCCAAGACACGTTGGGACATCACCGAAGACATGCTGCACGACGAGCGTGTGCTGCAACTGGAGGACATCAAGTTCTCTATTGGTGATAGTGACAACGGCTATCAATGGCCCGAGGAAGTCATTCAAGACCGTATCGCTAGCAAGCGCCCCGCCCTGACGATGAACAAGCTTCCGCAGTTCATTAACCAGGTGGTCAATGATGCACGTGCCAATCGTCCGCAAATCAAGGTGCGTCCTGTTGATAACGGGGCCGATAAAGATGCGGCTGAGATATTCCAAGGCATCATCAAGAACATCGAAAGCACGTCCAATGCTGATCTTGCTTACGATACCAGCGTTGAATATTCCGCCCGCTGCGGCATGGGCTATTTCCGCGTTGTAACTGATTACATTGATGACCTATCCTTTGACCAGGACATCATCATTAAACGCGTGCCAGACCCCTTGTCGGTGCGTCTAGACCCATCCTTTACTGAGCCTGATGGATCAGATGCGCGGTGGGGGTTCATCGAGGATCGCATTCCTAAAGACGAGTTTATTGCTACCTATCCTGATGCTGACATGTCTCAGTGGGATCAGTCGGATCACGGCACATGGTACACCGATGGCTATATGCGCATCTGTGAGTATTTTCGCATTAAGGAGATGCCAGCCACGCTCAATCTGCTGTCGGATGGCTCCACGCAATACGGTGACGAGGAATTGCCGGAAGGTGTGACAGTAGTTCGCTCACGCAAAGGTAAAAAGCGTGAGGTGGAGTGGTTCAAGATTACCTCTAGCCATGTGCTTGAGAAAACCATCATCAAGACATCATGGATTCCTATTTTCCCTGTGATTGGTAATGAAGTTTACATCGAAGGCAAGCCGCATCGCTCCGGCATGGTGCGTAATGCTAAAGACCCTCAACGCCAATATAACTATTGGGCTAGCTCCGAAACTGAAATGGTAGCCCTTGCGCCTAGAGCGCCGTTCATTGGCTATGCTGGGCAGTTCAAAGACCCAAAATGGGAGACGGCAAACACTAAAAACCATGCGTTCCTTGAAGCCGAGCCAATGGACATTGACGGCAATCAGGCTCCACTGCCTCAGCGATCCTCATTTGCTGGCGTTCCTGCGGGGATTGTGAATGCCAAGGCAGGGTCGAATCAGGACATCCGCGAGACTGTTGGCATGTATAACGCCTCGGTTGGTGCCCCATCGTCCGAAACATCAGGCCGTGCCATTCTTGCCAAGCAAAAAGAGGGTGATACAGGCACATTCCACTACACAGACAACCAGGCGCGGACTATTCGCCACCTTGGGCGTGTGCTGCTGGAGATGATCCCCAACTATTACGACACAGAACGTGTGGCTCGCATCCTTGGTGAAGATGGTGAAGGGGAAGAGGTCAAGATTGACCCTGAAATGCCACAAGCCATGCGTAAGGAAAAGAACGAGCGCAATGAAATCAAGGTCATTTTTAACCCTAATGTCGGCAAGTATGACGTTTCGGTGAGCGTTGGCCCATCGTATGCCTCACGTCGCATGGAAGCGGCTGAGAACATGGTGGAGCTGGCCCGTGTGGTGCCTGCCATTGCGAATATTGCCCCTGATTTGATCACCCGCAACATGGACTTTGAAGGCGCTGACGAAATAGCAGATCGGCTGAAGGCATCTTTACCGCCTGAGATTGTAGGGAATGATGGTGAAGAGCCTATCCCACCTCAAGTTAAAGCCATGATCCAGCAAGTGCAGCAAGCCGCGCAAGTAGTTGAGATGAAGACACAGGAATTGTTGCAGAAGGAGCAGGAAATTGGCGCTTCTGAAGTTGAAATTAAAGCTGAAATGCAGTCTCTGGATGCCAAAAAGGCCGTGTTTGACGCCAATGTAAAGGCAGCCAAGCTAGAGATACAGAACATGATGCTAAAGAGCCAGCAAGGCGACCAAGACGGCACCGTGCAGGCATTGCAACAGTATGTGCAGGAGCTGGAGCAGATGGTTGAGCGCTTATCCGTAGCGCTAGAGGCCATACCAGAGCCGCCGCAAGAACCACTCCCAACAGAACCCGCTACGGCGGGTATTTTTTCGCCCAATGAATCCCAAGAGGTTCCCCAATGATCTATTACACAGCAGGAATGAGCGGCACATTTTCGTTGCGTGCAGGCGCTAGCATTTCGATTACGTCTAGCCAAGTAAGCGGCACTGTTGCTGTCACTGGTAATGGTGTTAGCCAAAGCGCAAGTATTGGTGCAGCTCCATATAACCGCACATTTGGCCCATTCAACGTCGATACCAGCGTTGCTGTCAGTGCGTTGGTCGGCGGTGGGCGCATGGGCATTGATGTTGTGGGAAATACGCCTGACATTGTTGTCAGCTCTTCGGCCCCCGTTGATGCTGATGGACGTCCAGATGGAACAATCTGGGTTCAGACAGCTTAATCATGGCTATTAACACTAAGGTTTCGTCGTCCTATCAAAGCGACGTCGCCGAGTTTTTAAAAGGCGTTGGCGTATATGGCGATGCATCAATCTATGCCAAGGTTTCTGGAGCTTACCAGCCAATAGGAAACACTGTCGGCGGCATTACCATAGGAACGGAAGGTGCTGTTGGCACCGTATATGAGGGCTTCACCTTTGATTACGGTGATGACTTCAACTCAATGCCTGCTGTATGGGACGGCAACAATCTATCAGGGCGCTATTCATCCAGCCCACCACACATAGGGTTTCGTCGCATTCAGGCTGACGGCCCTGACCGGATGATCTACATCGAGCCTAACTATCGTGGCGGGCGCAGTCAGTCTCCTACAGCATTAGGTTTCGATGCACGAACGCAAGCAGCCTCTGTTCTTACTATCACGCCCCAAGCTGTTCCAGGTGGGTTATATCCATATCTGCCGACATCCTATTCACAGGGTGGTGGTGATGGCAGTAACAAGCCTGTTCTTATCTCCAGCGGTATTCGCTCGTGGCCTTCCTATATGTTCTCCGGGAATGGCGACTGGATATTCGAGGGGATTATCCGGCTGCCTTCAGGGGTAGCCCGTGGTTTCTGGCCTTCTATCTGGGGCACCGCAATCAACTGGCCTGACTATGGCGAGTTTGACCTGCTGGAAGGCAAGAAAGACGCTTCAGGGAACATAACAGACAGCGTTAACGTTCATGTGTCTGATACTGATGGTGGCCCGGATGTAGGAACAAATCTAGGTAATCTCGCAGAGCCAGCAGACCGAGACGTTCACTACTTGGCGATTAAAAGCGGCACCACTATCACGATGTACGATGATTCAGCCGTGCAAGGGACGTTAGCGCAGCGCGCAACCTACACAAATGCGCGTGTAGGTAGATTCCGTGGTGCATGGGACTTGCGCATGGAGTTTGCAGTCAATGCACAGTGGGACTCCAGCACATATACACAAGCTGACTGGCCTAAGTCCATGTCTATTGATTGGTTCCGAGTATGGATTCCAAATGGAACGCCACGCGCCGCTGCCACTAATGTCCTTGGTTATACCACTACAAGCCCAGGCGGATCATGGGCCTATTCAATACCTAGTAACACTGTGCTATTCGGCTCAGATGTCACCCCGGATGTAGTTGAGGTCTACGCTGCATTTGATAACGAAGACTGCCCCGGCATGCCCACGCGTGCTAATCGCTTGCCCGGCGGCATGTCTGTTGATATGACTGCACGGACTGCGACAGGCACAGTGCCCACTACTGAGGGGGGGCGTGTTGGTCTGTTGTTCCTAGGCTCTTTCTCTGGTGGCGGTGCAGTGCGTCGGGCTATTCATTATTTCAACGTGGCCCCTGCCGTACAGACATTATTTCTTGACCAGGACGTAGCCTATGCAGGTGCGGTTTCCCTCACGATGGACTATGAGTCCTTCCACTCGGGGAACCTTGGGCCACATACGTACAACGTCACCAAATCGGGCGGCTCATGGCTAACAATTACTGGCAATGGTACGGCTTCCATCAGCATCACCGGAACGGCTCCAAGTGCTGATGAAACGGTCACTTTAACTATCGACTGCACGAATAGCATTGGTCAAGTTTCGACGGTCATTCGGACAATCACTGTGCAAGCGACTGTTGCGTTTGATCCTGTGGCATGGACTGACGCTATTGAAGTATTTGACTCCAGCGATAACACTAAGGTTTTCAGTGATGCAGCAGCCACTATTCAAGCGGTTGCGGGTTCTGATGTTGGTGCTGCGCTAGTCGGTAAAAAGGCTGGAATTGTCCTGTCTAACTCTACCGCAGGAACGCAGCCTGACTATGTGACAGATGCCAATGGATTGGGGTGCCTCAACTTTGATTACGCATCGGTGGACCGTTTAGTAACAACATCCTCCGCGATCATTAACAATGTGACGGGCAACGATAACGCCTATGCCATTATTGGCCGTTTCAAGCGTGGCACCCCTGGGCAGTCCTCAACCCCGTGTGCGTTCTTCCGGAATGATGCTGGTACTGTCTTAGATTTTATAAGGCACTTCTTCGGTGGCACGAATAACCCAGGCATTACTCGCACCGCAGCAGGCACGGCAACCACTGCAAGTGGCACTGGCTCTGTTCTGTCTGCTGACCAATGGTACACAGTAGGCTGGTTCTTTAGCGGCACATCCCTGACATTGCGCGTTGATGGCGTGAATGTCGGCTCGTCAATTGCGTTAAATACCGCCTCTCTTACCATCTCGCACTTTGCGCTTGGTGCCTTTTTCCAAAATGGCACGGATTCATGGGACTCGCTGGCATTTGGCGGCAGGATTGGTGAAATAACAATCCTCAACTCCGTAAGTTCTACTGATCCTAATGTATCCGCGTATGAGGCTTACCTTGCAGCGAAATGGACAAATTAAAATGACTATCAGCGCCGCCATTCAGCAAGCCATTACCGCCTTGCGACTAAGTGGGGCATAACGCTTTCTTGATTTAACCAACCGACCCGCCTAGCGCGGGTTTTTTTACGTCTACATCAACCCTTACCCATGAGGTTCATGGGGCAAAAGCCTGCCTTTGTGCGGGCTTTTTTCATTTCTGGAGACCAGAGAATGACTGAAGAAGCAAACGTAGTGCAAACGGAGGCA